GAAAGTTCTCATTAATGCTCAAATAGTTAATATTGCTGGTCACGGTAGTTTTTCTCCACGTTGTGCGAACGCTAGGTATTTATTCTCAAAGACTCCGCTGATCACGTCAATCAGGTAGCGGTCTATTGTAAAGTCAAGAGTTTTGAAATCAAAGTTTTGATTTTTAATTCGGGTTAGTACATTAGTTGAATATCCGGGTTTTAAATAGCAGAGTACTACACTTTTGACCCAACCTGGTTCTGCAAAAGTATCTGGTTGAATACTGCGCATCCACAGAGGCAAAAAATCTCTATCTCGTTCACCCATAGCTTTAATTTGCTTACGCATATTTTTATATGAATTTGGGAATATTCTTTGATGATCGCTGTCGCTGACCAGGGGAATATTACTGTCAATCTTTATAGCATCGTAGCTAACTAAGACCTTGCTGTTAATGTCGTTTCTTAATTGTACTACATTACTGATACTTTTCTTATCGGCATTTTCAAATTCATCTACAATTTCCACGTAGACAACTTCGTAAATTGGTATTTGAGTAACAGGATCTTTGGCTACTGCTGACTTTACTGCGCCAAATCTTACTTGCTTTCTGTAATGGTTACGACTCATTGCCTGTATAAAAAATTCTGCATCTCGGCTTTCGATTCCTGCGTACATTAACATTTTTAATTCAGGCTGAATTCCAAAGTTAGGATCGCCGTATCGATATATTTCATTCTCTCTAAAAATTGTATTGTCCGTGATAAAATTATACCAGGCAAGGCGTTTATCTTTGGCCTGGAAGGCTTTGGCATAAAGATTTGCAAAGGTAGTATTTGTCTTAGTAGCAACAGTTAACGTAAAAGTTCTTATGTTTTCTGCAACGTTAATTGCGTCTTTGGCCTTAATATCAAAGGTAAATTTTCTATCAAAACTGGTAGTTTCGCCGTCGAACGATTCATTAAATGTTCTAGATCTTGTAGAACTATCTTCAGCAGAGTCGACCCGTTCATAGAATCGTGTAAGCCCAAGTCCGTTAACATCTGCAAATTGTTTAACCTTTCCTTGAATAAAACCATTTGAAATAAGTTCAAGGCCAGGAGGCAGTTCACCGCTGACAAGTTCGTAGACTGTTCGTCCGCCGTAAAGTTTAGTTTCTGCAATAACTTGTTTATCGCTGGCAATGTTTGGAGGAATAGTTCCTAGATTGTTGTCGGTTAGCCATTCGATAGCACTTTCGATTTCACCTATAACATTTATACTAAAAGTTTTAGCTGTAGTAGAAACACCTCGGTCCCAATATATTCCATCTTGAGGAGATTGGAATCTATGATCCTTAATACAGACCCACAGATAAACTCCATACCTTACAGCATCGCCCACAACATAGTCAGTGGTTGAATTCCAGTCACCTCTTAATGTATAGTTTTGTTCAAACAGTACAGGGGGAAAACTTACAGCTTCTAAGGTAAATTTATAGTTTTTAGTAACCGCAGCCTGATAAGGAACACGCCCGGCTATCTCTCCAGTCTGCACATCCAATGTCATTCCTGGAGGAAATATACTGGCTGTTTCTGGTTCAATAACAGTCCAGCTTGCGGCCGATGCAGGATTAAAGGTTGAAGTTATAGACGAAAAATCATCGTTCCAAAAACTTCCGTTTGCAGGTACGTGATTGATGTGATTTTGTTGACAGACAAAACTCTGTGTACCATAGACTACAAGATCACCTACTAGATAATTTATGCTACTACTCCAGGTACCTTTAACTGTGTACTTAAAGGTAGGTTGAATTTCAGACAGTTCGTAATACCCTTCGTAACTAATTTCACCTGTTGATTTAAGCTGATAGGTTCCTGGATTAGTATTAAGTTTGAAGTAGGCCATAGTCCCTTCGAGACTAGGCGGATCGTATACATCTAAAAATACAGTAACATAATTATTAGCACGTACTCGTCCAAGATCACTGGCAGTGACCCATATTGGTCTACGTGTACCATCTCCGTCAGCCTGAAATATGTTTGTGTCAACCTGAACAATGGTATTATCGGATTTTAAAAATTCTTCAGTGACTACCCAAATTTTAAATAATCTTCTTACTTCGTGTACGCCGTCAGATGCCGCAACGATAAATGTATAAAATCTACTGAGTCTTCTAGGGGCTTTGGTAGTTTCTTGTGTGTCCCAATCCTCAAAATCATAGATAAAACTATCAAAACCTGTGGTAGCCGTATTGGCAAGGTCTAATGGTTGCGTGTCAAATGTGCCGCTATCGTAGGCACCAGTTCTCGAATCGTTGTATTCTAAAGCAAACACTGGATCAGTGTAGCCATTAATACGGCCATCTCTAGTTAATGTTAATCCGGGAGGTAGTTCTCCACCGTTAGGAATAAGATAATATTCAATAGTGTCACCAGCGATAATGTCTGGGTCTCGGACTTCTAGTTGAAAATTTACGTAGCTGTTGTCTAAGACATAATATGCATTTGCAGGCCCTACGTTTAGAAAACCTTCTCGAGTAATCCACTGAGGTGCATCGTCTCCGTCTATGCTTATGCTAAATGTTCTATCTTCTAAGTCTTGTCCGTCGCTGGCACGAATAACAAATCTGTTAGTAGTAAATCTACGAACTTCAGTTGGAGAACCTTTGATTAACACAGTATAGACACTGCTGTCAGATGATACGGTAGTATCTAGCCTCACTCCTCGAGGTAGTCTTCCTGAAATTACACTGAAAGTAACGGGACCAACATTTGATGTTGCTTCTATGGGAATGCTAAGGCTGACACGTTCTACAACGGTGCTTAGATTTCCTGCAGGTGTGATCCATCTTATTGTCATATTAGGAATTTAAAAGTCCCAGGTCTAAATTTATAGTTCCTGGATTTGTGTAGGTGCCAAAGTCTAAGTTTAAGCCTGCTGTATTCATTTGTACGGTACTAGAATACGATCCATTAATAGGTCCAAAGTCTACAACTTTTAAAATTTGATTTAAATCTAGGGTAGTGCTAACTGTAATAACATCGTTGACAGCACTCACAGTAACATCTGCATCGCCTTGAATAGTAACAAACTCGTGATCGTCGGCATCAATAAACCCGCTTTGAGTAGTAATTCTAGTAAACGATGTTCCTACTGAACTGGCAATTAACAAACTATCTGGACTACTGGTAATTGTAATCTTATTGCCGGCTACTAATTTCTTAAATTCTAAATTAACACCGTTCTTCTGTTTAAAAACACTCTCGCCAACTGTGCCCAGGTTACTGGCTGTTACAGTTAACGCAGCATTTAATGATGTAAAATTAGCATTTACCTTTTGAAACGCGGTGCGTAGATCATCGCCTAGACCGTCGTTTACGATGTTACCAATGTTGATTGTTTGTATAGTTGCCATAGTCCGCTCTCTTTAGTATATTTACCGTTATGGAACCAGCAGTAGTTTAGTGAAACCTGCACCAACGGCAGCAGTGTTAGCTCCGCCGTATGGATTAGCTGATGCTTCTGCGGTCAGCACACTTGTTGGAACTGTAAAGTCGCCAGTATAAACGGCTAGACCTTTGATCCAACGGAAATTAGTAATGTATCCTACAAATGCGGCAATAGTAGAAGCTGTATTTTCATTACCTATGGTAAGTTCATCAACAGTATTGTTGATATTAAAGGAGTCTGAAATTTGACTACCTCGCAGAACGCCATTTTTATATACCTTAGTGATGCCGCTGGCACGAACTATAGCCCAGTGTATCCAAGTGTTTGCTGTAGATGCAGATGAAGAACTATATCTAAAAGTATCATTTGCCCAGTAATAGAATGTACCTGATTCAATGCTGCTGCCGATGTCAATACTGGCAAAGTCGTCTACTGTAAATGCCCGTTGGAATCCAGTTAAGGTAGTTTGATAACTAAACCATTCTATGGTAAAGTCACCTGTGCCTACAGCCCAGTCACTTGAAGCAGGAGTATCAATGAATGAATTCACACTGCTGCTAAAACTATAACTATTGCCACCACCCGCAAACGGACTTTGTGCTACAGTAGATACTGCTGAACCTACTGTGAGGCTAGGATTCTCAAAGCCGGGAGGAGGCGTGTATGCCCCGTAACTGGCCAGTAATGCTACTGCTCCTGCCATATTATGTTAGTCCTATTCCGTTAATGTACCACAAGGTAGACGCTACCTTGACTGCTGTGGCCATACCATTTGCAGCCAGTGTTCTTGTACCAGTTGAACTGCTGCCTGCCAATCTCAATGTATCTGTGTTAATCACAATAAGCACTGTGGTAGCACTTGGACCTGCAATAAATGTAAGAGTAGTTCCTATGGGATAGGCCACTAATGAGTTGTCCGGAATAGCTATGGTCTGGCCTGCAGTAGTCACATAAATGTGTTTGCCAGCATCACTCATGGCCAGGGTGCCATCGGTAGCAGTCGCACTCTGTGGTAGACCTAAATAGCCCACGCTCTTGGCAGTACTGGCTGTGGTAGCATCTGCTACGGCATTGATTACAACACCACCAGAGCCGTTGCATTCTAATTCAAGATTAGCGTTTGTGACCGTTGTGCTGATTCTATTGCCCACTACTGTGATTTGATCAGTGTTGAATCTTTCAGCTGTGACGGCACCAGTAACTGACAATGTGCTAAATGTACCAGTCCAGGCTGTGGTCTGCACAGTACCGTCTGGGAATGTCAGTCCGCCATCATTGTCAAATGTCCAAGTGTTAACCTGTGCCGAAGTAATTGTAATTGTTCCCGGATTAAGTATTAATTCTGCGGTTATAATTTGATTAAAGCGCAGTTCCCAGAAACCACCGCCGGTGATGTTGGTAATGGTAACAGTTATGGGAGTTCCCCAGCCTATAGTTACGGTGTCGCCTACCTGAACAATTGAGCCCAAAGTGGGATAAGCACTTTCTGAAATAAACACACGCGAACCGCTGGGACCATATGGTTGAGCTTGTTCTACTGTAACATTTGCGAATAGCACAACATTATCTACAATTATTGATGTGTTAGCTGTGCCTTTAATATCGCCTGGTATTGTTAGATCACCACTTGTGCCAAATGTCCAAGAGTTGTCGTTGGCCATTACAGTCACAGGAGGATTTAGCCCTGCACTTATTTTTACATGACTGTGCTCACCGCCCAAATATAAATGTGCTAGACTGTTGTCTTGTGTTCCACCAGCACGAATATGAATGTGTCCTGGTGCACCAGCTGTAGGATCTAAAATAATATATTGGTCGGCTGATTCAAGGTTTTGATCAGGCACCAACCTCATGGTATTGAAACCCGACCCGTCGCCCGATGATTCGCCGTCCCAAAACATATAACCATAACGGTCGTTGGCGCCAGCACCAATACCGTATATCTTGCCGTCGGGTGGCAGTGTTAACGAACCTGTGTTATCAAATTCCCACTTATGGGTGATACCGTTAGTGTAAATTCTAACAGGATACGAACCAAGACCTCGTAGATTTAAATTTTCGTTGGCTCGTAAATCTAGATTGAGTGTGGTTCGCAAATCAATATCCATAGCCTGAGCGTCAACTAGTATCTCATTACCAGTGACATCCATATTAATTTTGCTTTGCAGTCGGTAGTAAAAAACTAAACTGGTTATTGGTACGGTTGTTCCCTGTCCTCCAGGAGGAACAGCATCCAGGCCAAGAAAAACACCATATGTTTCGCCATTGTTGTTTTCATAAAAAACATTGGGGGTCCTTGCCCCGCCATTGATGGAGGCTTCAATGGCAACACCTTCAATACTGCCAGGGCCGGTGGTCCAAAAATTCTGAAGGGCTTGGGCATCGGTAAAGCGGGCGGCACCCAAGCCGCCTTCGTTATTCCACGATCCACTGCCCCAACCAGCGGAAGAAAAAGAAGTCTCTCCATCACGCCACACACTCATATAAGTGCCATTATTAGGGTCTAGATTTATTTCATTTCTTAATACAGAATTGGCATCTTTGGCCTGTAGTTGAAATTCTTGATTAATGGGTGCTGTTATGATTCCATTTGCCGGTACTGTTAGAGTACCAGTTGATCCAAGACTGACTGTGTAAGCACCGTTAACTAAACTGCTGACGCTGCCGCCGCCACCTAGTACACTTGTGCCTGTACTATCTTTAATGTCGCCGCCTGCTGGCAATGTCAAATGGCCATCTTCGCCAAACTGCCAACGGCGCAGAGTCGAATCTGCAAGATTTATATCGATATTAATGTTGCCGTTGCTCTTGATGTCGCCTGATAAGGTTAAATCACCGTTGACAATCGTATTGCCAACATTGATGTCCACATTACCACCTACCAGTGGTCGAGAATATTCTATACTAAAGCTATTTGATACACCGTTGACCGCATAGTCATAGCTCAATGTTCCGTATTGATAATCACCACTGGCATCAGTGAAAATTGAAGTGGAGACTGATGTGTTGATGCTGGACACGCCATTCACATAAGGTTGACCTGAACTGTTGAGTATAGTGCCGCCTGCTGGTAGAGTTAAATTACCATCTGAGCCAAGGCTAACAGTCTTTGAACCGTTGACCAATGTGCTGCTCGGAGCATTTACTTGACCGCCATTGACTGTTAGATTACCATTAGCATCTAGACCTACTGCTGTGCCACCAATGTAGATAGTGTTGTTGCTGACATACAGGCTACGCCAAGGCAGTGTGCTTGAGCCTAGATCCCCACCATTGGCAGTCTGCGGAAGAATATCTCCACCTACTGACAGGTTGCTGGTTATGGTGGTAGCTTGATCAATAACAATAGGTGTACTATCTGTAGTAGTCATTACACTACCAGCAAATTCAAACGCACCTAGGTTAAGTGTTTCTGCATCTAGGCCTAATGCATTATACAGTTCTGTAAAATTGTCATTTACCTTGGTAAAGGCATTCTTAAGGCTGTCACCGGTTGGGTCAGCAGTTGTGCCAGTTCTAATTACTTTTTTAGCCATCTATCGCTCCATTAATTTAATGCTACCCAACTAGAGCCATCAAAGCCTCTAAATTGATTTGTTCCGTCGTCGAATACTATCATGCCTTTGACCGCAGTTGGAATACCGGCAGCAATTGCGGTTAGGTCAGCATAGGTAGCAGTTTGAATATAGCTGCTGGCAGTGACTGTGGTTGTTTCAACTACTCCAACTACTTTTCCTTCAGTACCGTCAATTAACATTGTTGAACTGTCGCTGAATACACTGCCAGTAATATCGCCGTCTACATTACCAACAACATTGCCTGTTACGTTTCCAGTGACATTACCTGTTACGTTTCCAGTGACATTACCTGAAACGTTTCCAGTGTGTACTCCTGCTGTATTTCCTGTAACGTTACCAGTTAAACTTCCAATAAGTGTTCCTCGAAGAACTCCGTTAGTTCCATCTACCAGTATTGTAGAGTCGTCAGCAAACACACTGCCAATCAAATCACCTCGGCCAATACTCACAGTCACTGCACCAGTGGCAGAACTAACTGTAATACCGTTTCCGCCAATTAAACTAGTAACACCTGAGTTTTCAAAAACAACTTTATTCGGAGTAGTTGTTCCAACGAGATTGATACCTGTGCCTTCTTGAAGAATAATTGTTGCACCAGTACTGTTAGCATTAAGAGTGTTTTCAATACTGCCTACACTGTTTACCACACTGACAATTCTATAGGCATTACCTGCTGGAGCGGTGTTGGTTATGGTAACTTTACCGGTAACTGGATCTCTAGCACTAACAGTTAGGTTAGTAATATTGCCGCTGTCAATTTCAACTATTCCAGAATTTGCAAAAGTAACTGTGCCCGTCGCACTACTAACACTTATGCCTAGACCGGCCGCCGCTGATCTAACACCAGCATTAGTTACAGTAACAGCACCACTTGATCCGCTAACGCTTATTCCAGTTCCAGCAGTTAAAGATGTTACTCCGTTGTTGGCTATAGTTATTTGATCGTTAGATGAATTAACACTTAGTTGAATTCCGGTCCCTGAACTAAAATCTAAAACATCATTAAACTGATCAGCTATAACAGATGTTTCCCCGTCAACTGAGAATTCTTTAAAAAATGCTTTATCTGGATCAATAATCAATTGGCCGGCTACGGTAGTTCCGCTAGGAAGATCAACTGTTAATCCTTCGTTGGTAATAGCAGCGCCGCCGATACTAAGAGTATCGCTGATGTAAACACTAGCCCAACGTTTTTGCGGACTACCTAAATCGTAGGTGTCATTTTGTGCAGGTACTAGATCACTTTCTAGTGCATCAAATCCAATTGCATCGCCACCTACGCTAGCATACAGTTCTGCAAAATTAGCATTGATCTTTTCAAATGCATCGTCAACAGTACTCCACACTATAGGAGCCGAACCTGGTGTTATAGTTTGTCTTGCCATTATCCTCTCCCTGCTACAACTTCAATTGTACCTATGTGATCTGAGTCATAGTCCTCAAGTGCTTTTCCAATCATAGATCCTACCTTTATATCGCCTGAAGCAGCAACAGCTACTCCTGGTATTCCGCTGGTAATCAATAGATCACCTTTCTTAATTTTACCTGCTACACGGCAAGGTACACGACCAGCTAGAGCAACATATGGATGTGTTTTGTCATCGCCTGCTTCGCAGTTCATCATATAGGCCGGGTTAGCAGAAATAATACCTGCTACTCTGGTATCCATTTTTGTATTGGTAACGGTAATTTCTTTATCACCGCCAAACACAACAACTGTTCCTACTGGATATTCTTTGTCGGTAGCATAGCGTTCTGCCAAGTCAGCATAACGAGCTGCTGTGGCTGTACCAGTCATAACACCAGCACTAAAGTTACCACTAGCATCACGGAACACAATCGTATTAGCAGTGTTTGCACTGGTAGCATTTGAAGTTACTGTAAATGTTCCAGCTTCGCTGTTTACACTACCGCTAATGCCGTTACCGCTTGTAGCACCTTGCTGAACATAACTACCTGTAGTATCAGTCCCCAACGCTACGGCATCAGCAACAACGGTAGCTGTTAATGTTACATCGCCTCCACCACTAATACTTACACTACCGCTTAGGTCGCCTGCCAGTGTTAATGTCCTTGCAGTCTGCCAAGTGCTAGCAGTGCTTGCATTTCCACTTAGTGCAGCAGTGATAGTCCCCGCTGAAAAATTACCACTTGAATCACGGAATACAATTGTGCTGCCTGTATTAGCATTGGTAGCATTACTTGAAATAGTATAAGCAGTACCGTCGGCAGCGTTTGGTGCTGTACAAGTTAATCCGCTACCGCTGACAGCAACCGTCTGTGCATATTGACCAGTTGTGTCTGTGCCTAACACTGTGGAATCTGCTGAAACTGTAGTTGTTATAGATACGCTACCTAGGTTAGTAACTGTACCTGTACCAGTAACATCTCCGGTTAATGTAATAGTAAAATCACCAACATCAAAGTCCAAAGTATTATCTGCATCGTCGTAGGTAACACTAATTCCTGATTCGGTGTTGCTGGTTACCATAGCACCAACTGTGTCAGCGATGTACTCAGCTATTGAATCAGACCCGATAGTTAAACCACTAACTGTAACAGTGCCAGCTGAGAAGTTGCCACTAGCGTCTCGAGAAACAATAGTGTTAGCTGTGTTAGCATTAGTAGAAGTAATTGTTGCAGAGTTTGCCTGACTAGCAATAGTTGATGCAACCAATGTGCTTCCACTTCCTAATGTCCATGCTCCTACAATTTGACCAGCAGTGCCACTAGCTCCTGTTGTTAAAGTGTCTGAATACAATGTACCTGAACGAGCATCAATAAAACCAGTACCTAAGGTCAAATCGCTAGCACCAACCATTGACCAACTACCTGTTATAGTTCCTGCTGTTCCTGCTGCTCCTGTAGTAATAGTATCAGTATAGAACGTACCAGTTCTCATATCAAGATAACCAGTACCCCAAGTTAGATTACTAGTACCAACCATTGACCAATCGCCTGTCAATGTACCAGTAGTTGCTTCGGCACCAGTAGTAATTGCTCTAGTGGTAAATCCGCTAGTTCCTAAGCTAATACTAGATCCAGCAGCCACTGACCACTGACCAGTAATAATACCTGCTGTGGCAGTAGCGCCTGTGGTTAATGTAGTAGACTGTAGTGTTCCAAGAGTGTAATCAATTTTACTTCCCGAAGTCAAACTCCAGTTACCTGTTAGATTACCTGTAGTTGTATTGGCTCCTGTAGTAAACGATCTTGTTTTGATACTACCAGACGCAAAATCAATCTCACTTGTACTCTGTCCAACTATTTTACTAGCTCCTTGAAGAGTCCAAGTTCCAGTCAATGAGCCAGCAGTACCAGTAGCACCAGTGGTTAATGTAGTAGACTGCAATGTACCTGCTGATGCGTTAATTGTTCCTGTACCTAGTGTTAGACTACTATTGGCGCTCATTGTTAGGTTACCAGTTAAGGTACCAGCTGTAGTTGCGCCGCCTGTGGTAAATGTGTCAGAAGTAATAGAGCTCACTTGGATTGGAGCAAATGCCGAGTCGTCATTTAAACGGAATCTATGACTGTTGTTTCTATAAGAAGAAACTTTATCGCTGACCAAACTACCGTCACCAATGCTAACTCCAAGTACACCATTAAAACCGTATACGTTAATACTACCGCCTGTAGCAGTTACAGAAGTATCTGACAACAGTTTATTAACACTAGCACTAGTTCCTACATAAAATCTTCTACTTGCGTAAATATCTCTAGAACCGATATCTCCGCTACCGTCTCTGATTACAAGTTTACTGTTAGCTACAACGTCAGTAAAACTTGTATATGCGCTTACAGCTTCGACCACTCCGTAGTCTGTGTCTTCACTAGATGTCGAAGCATTAGTTCGTCTTAAGAAACCAGTTGACGAATATTGAGATTTTTTAATTGCTCCGCCTTCATTAACCACTGTGCTAAATGCTACAGCACTAACATCACCAGTTCCGCTAGCACTACGACCTAGAACAGTGTCGGTAGCAACTTGTGCTAATTTTCCTACAGCAATTCCGTTAGTTTTTAATTCAACCCAACCACTAGTTACTGTAAATTCAGCATCATTAAAACTTGCTAGGCCTCTATCAGCCTGTGTAATACCGGCAGCGTTTACTCTAGTACTTGCAGTAACCATTGCTAGTTTACTTTGAGCAATAGCCGCCGCTGAATTAATATTAGCATTATCAATAATATTTGATTTGATATAGATATTATATTCGTTAGCTGTTGAATCAATACCAGTAGTAATTGCATTGTCACCGGGAACTTCTAAGTCACCTGCAATTTTTACAGCACGGCCTTCATTACCCGTTCCAGTAAATGCAATAGTGTATCCAGCATCTACGGCCTGTCCTGGGAATGAGTTAGCAATAATAGCATCAAAACTAATACTTCGTCGATTTACAGCATCTTGGGGGTCAACAGGATCGGCTACATTTCTAATTCTGTAGTCGTTCATGTTCATGATACCTTTCATCGGTAGCTGACCAGTCAGTGCCATAAAGCCACCCGAAGTTGGTGGAATTAAACGTCCTTCGTCAATACTATCTCCGCCGTGGCTTACACCTAATCTACGATCAATATAACCACGAGCAGCATTTTCTGTTGGTACAGTATCTGTAGCGTTATCACTAAATGTTGTGTCGGTTGAGAATTCAGCGATTGGAACACCGCGTTTAAATCCTAGTCCACTCAAGTTACTCAATGCCAAGCTAGCAGAGAATGTAACAGTACCAGTACCTTGATCAACCCTAAAGAATGGACCTACGGAGAAGTTACCAAATTGGTCAGTGGTTACAAAGAAGCAACGTCCTTCACCTCTTTCAACAATCTGAGAGTATTCAACTTCACCTGTGGTATCCAGCAATGTTTCTGTAGCAATACGTACAGGAGCACCGTAAATTTCACTAGGATAGTTTGTATCAGCATAAGAACCAGTACCTATTTCTAACAAGTCGTGTCCAGTTACACGAGTTAATGAAATACGAATAGTTAGTGTACCTTGAGATTCTTCTGTACGTGCTGCAACACCTGCGAACATTGTAATAGGGCTTTCAAATTTAATAGCACTATTTTCTAATGGAGTATTGAAATAGATCTTACCGTATGGTTCTCCGGTTATGTCTGCATCATCATATTGAGTAATGGTATAATCTCTACCTTGGAAGGTTAACTTTGATCCTACAATACGTTCAGCATCTACTGGTCCTATTTCAACAATAGCAACATTACTATCACCTACCTTACCGTCAACTTTACCCACTGCAAAATAACCTGATCCGTTATCAGTAAATGTAATGGCTGGGCCACCAAAATAACTAGCAATTTGAAAATCGTTAGTGTTCTTGTTAACAACAAAATATTGTCTGGAAGTAAACACACCGCTAGGCATTGTGCCGTTGGATTCAAATCTAATAACATCTCCGTTGTTAAATCCGTGACTAGTCTTGCTAATAATATCGGTAGTATGATCAAAGGTAAACAATGTAGAATTTACTACGGCTGTTCCAGTTCCAGTTCCTGTTCCAGTGGCTGTAAATACTGTTCCGGCAGTATTGGCAGCAGCACCGATTGAAGTCCAAGTTGTACTACCTGCAGTCACGATCGTGTATCGTGTGCCTGATTGTATTTCAGTTGCACTTTGAATTAGTCGAGGACCTCCAGACCAAGCATTCGGTGAAGATAAAGTTATTGGACTAAATTCTTGCCTTGGCCACAGGGTCATTTCAGCATAGTTATATCCATCTTTCAACTGAGTAGCAGCAAGTCCATCTGCAACAAAGTAATGACTACCTACTCCTGCTGTAGTAGTAGCCACTGGCTGTCCATCTTTAGTTAGTGATACTTTAAATGTATTAACAGTAAAACCGTTGTCAATAATATAATAACTGTCTCCAGAAATTAATCCAGATGGTAAGCCTCCGCTAGAATAAAATCTAACTTGATATCCTGGTCGTTGTCCGTGACTAGCGGCTGTAATTAAAGTCTCAGCACCTGTAGTAAATGTACAAACAGTATTTTCTGTTTCTGGAGGGAAGTAATCTGCAAATTCTAAAACACGATATAATTGTGTATCAAATAATTCGTTAATTTTTAAAGCTGTAGACGGGCGAACTGCAACACCAACTACATCACCAGTTAACACAACTTCGGTGTTAACACGTAAAGTTACTCTAGTTCCATTAGGTACCCCAGCAATAAGTCCGCTGGTATCCGAATCTAAATTTAAACGATAGATCTTTTGACCTGTAGAGTCTGCCGGAAAATCAGTTTCGGTAACTGCACTAATGATAGGATATCGAACAAGTCCATCGGTACCCCCGTGATCAATTTCAATTTCACTACCATCTCTTGGAGGATAGGTATAATCAGTAACGTAGATAATAAATCCGTTGACATCGTTATCATATACACCGCCGTCGTTATAGACTACAGCACCTTGACCAAGATCATAGTAAAGATCAACAGGCGTTGGAACTTCTAACGGATCTGAACCTTCGGCAGCTAGAGCATACACACCGTGCGCACTCGATCCGCCAACACTTCGAATTTGTCCTCCGGATAATGAGAAGTATGAAGTGTAGCAGTAATAGGTAAACATAGACACAGCTTCGGCAAGACCACCGTTGGCTGTGACTAGGCCGTAGCCCATATCGCAGATCTGTGTAAAGTCGTTTGACAACATACTTCTATTACCAGGCATTAGAACTTCATAGACGTTGGCATTGTCGTTGACAAAACTTATAACATCTGATTGAATGGTAGCTTTAGAAGTCTGTAAAGTTGTTCTAGCAGTTTTTCTAGCAGTTTCGTAAGCATATGCTGACAAGTTAGGTAAAACTTCAGCTGGCAATGTTGCCACGGCCGCAGCTAATTTTGCTGCCTCTGTGCCAGCAGTTATTCTATAGGTATTTAGAGCTGTAATAATAATGCTCATCAAAGTTTCAATTTCACCTTGAATTGCAATATCACTAGCAGGGCCATCGGTGCGCTGCCCTGTGGTAGCACCATATGTTGGAGTAACCGTAGTATTAACAATGACATTTTTTGCAGCATTCTTAACAACCGTTAATGCATTTTCACAGGCTTCGGGCTGTGTTGATAACAGTTGAATAACTAGGGCATCACCTACACCATTAAAGTACGCATACGCAGACTTGCGAATCTCGCTATTGCCTCCATAGGTCAAATCGTAACAGAGTGCATCTATAATTCTTTCAATATCTTTCTGACTATCCGGAGCACTAAATGCCAGAGATGGATATGTAGTTGTAATATAACCAGTTCCAACTTGTTTCAAGAATTCTGTATTATTGATCAACGACAATTTGGCATTGGCAATGTTGCTGGCTAATCCAGTTGGATTGGGAATACTCAATGTCGGAGCAGCAGTAACACCTCTTCGAATAATATTTTTTAAGTTTAATTTACTTTGAGATACTACAGCTCGACTGGTGTTGTAATTGGTAGCAGGAATTAGAGCAGCAAGAGTTTCATCTGCTAGGTCGTGAGCTCGATCAATTGCCCTTACTGTTAAGTTAAGTTGATCGTTAATTACAACTTCAGCATTGGCTTCTCTATAGGTTTGACCTGCTCTTCTGCTGTGATAGTTTGAACCAAATACAATATCATAGCCTAGGCCATCGATGATTAATCCAACGTCTCTATTACAGATACTTTCATTATAGGTAAACACATCAAACGGCCAAGGAGTAACTTCGTCTAGAACAAACGTAGCTGTACTGCCGCTGGTGCCGTATTCAAAATCTCGAACATAGTTAATACGGTATACAGTATCTTCAACGATAAACGAAGCTGGCAATTGAGGGAAGCGTTTTAGGTCGCTGACTTCTAGTCTAGTATTACTAATCTTATTGGTAATTCTAAATTTAATATTACCTGCAAAGCCGTCGATGAACATACCACCTGCAAAGGTTTGACGTCCTGTACTCTTTGAGAACACAGCACCTTCCTGGAAGTAAGGAGACTTGGCAAGAATTTGACCTTCGGGATCTAGTACGCAGCCGAAGCCTCCGGCCCCTTGCAATGTCATAGCACGACCAATAACTGCATCGTTGCATAAGAATACATCCATTTTGTCATTGTCTAATGGCACATTGTATGATTCGCTGCCTGTGTCAATAATGTCAATGATAACGTCAGTTAGCCTGCCGATAACTCCACCATTAGGCACAGCATCTCCTGAATTTGCAGTATATGTTCCTGCAAAGTCTGTACTGTTTACTGGTATAGATCTAGCCTGATCAGTATAGATTACAAACTGCGTAGGAGTCGCTACAGTGATCCAATAGCTGTTACCATTCAGATTAGTCAGTCCTAACATATTTCGGAAGGTAACAATTTCCCCTGTAAGTAGTCCGTGTGTTCCGGTAGTAGTAATTGTTGTTGTAACACCTTTAGTCACTGAGGATACTGTAACAGGAGTTCCGCCTGATCCTGTTTCTGCTGTATAGGCAGTATCGATAACCTGAGGCTCACTATAGGTTATTAGGGTTCCTGTAATAGGTTGCAGATATTCAGAATTTACAATTTCAATGTTTCGAATAGCTGCCTGAGCAACAGTTTCTAATCTTCGAATGGCTGCAATAGTTTGATCTAACTGCTCGGTAATAGCTAGTACCGCGCTGGCATTGTTTGCATCTTTGTATTTTAGTGCTGCCGAAATAGTTCTTGGAGCACTGCCGTATCTAAGGTCAAAGACCATAGCGTCAATTAACAATCCCACATCTCGTTTGCAAATATCCGAGTTATATTCAAATCCGACAAATGGTGCTATTTCTTCTGCAATCTGTTTATTGATCCAAGTTATTACTTCTTCCTGAATAAATTTCTTGTTAAGTCTTAATAGGTCAGCAGCAGATCTATAGAAACCTTTGTTGTTAATTAATGCTTCGTCATATACTGGTTCGTCGGCATTGGTTAGATAATGATAACCATACAGGTCTTCTCTAGCGGCGTTGTAATCACTTCTAGCGGTATTCAACCCATCGATAATTTTATCTCTTCTAAAATATTTAAATGCCCAAGGGCTTGAGCTAGCTCCTTTCTTTGGACGAATAATTGTTCTGCGGAATTCATCACCGATAATTGCAACGTTTTGTGGAATCTTCAAAGGAAGGTTTTCGTAATAGATTCCACTTTCTACAAGAACTGAAATCTGTCTACTATTGGCAACATCGCCGTAGCTGATCTTTTCGCCAATTTCAAATGTTCCGTATTTGATATCAATATCGAATATCTCGTTACCTAACGTATCCAACGCACCGCTGTGAGCTAGGATTTGAGCTAGAGCTCCGGATGTTTCACCTTGTAGATATAGACCTTCTCTAATATCTCGTCCTCTACGTGCTTCTGCGCTGTCGGTGGTTACATCACCAGTAAAATCAGTTCTTTGACCTCCTGTGTAGATTAAGAATCTAGGAAGGCTAACAATTAGATTAGGAAACTCAGTAAAGTTATTGCCGCCGTCGGTGATGGTAATACCAGCAATAGCACCAGATACAACATCAGCAAAGCCAAATCCAGATCTTGCATCGGTGTCTGTAATTGTAGGTTCGACTCGAACTGAAACTAAACTATATCCAGTTCCGGCCGATTGAATAAGAGCTGTGCTTACTTTGTAGGTAACAGCAAACACACCGTTGGTACCAAAGGTACTTCCGGCGGTAACAGTTATACCTGTAGGGCCTTCGACAGGAAGTCCAGGACCTAAACCGTCTGCACCTTCGTCAAACTTACCGCCAGTTAACAATCTAAAGGTAAGAATTGGACCGTTGGGTGTACCTGGGGAACTGTTTACAGTTAAAATTTCTACAGTTGCCGCATTAATAGTGTCACCACCGACAGCATTAATTCTTAAAATTTCTCCTACTTGATAGTTAAAACCACCTGATACTAGTTCAATAGTATCAATAGTTAACGTAACCCTTCCAGCAAATCCTGCACCGTTATCGTCAGATACATCGATATCAGCAAGTGTACAATCATTAATAACTCCGCTATCTGGATTTGTCCAAGTTAGTACCTTTTTGTAAGGTCCAATTTCAGGCGGCGCTTCTAAAATAAGTTCTTCTGCTCTTTTTAAAGCAGCTTCTAGTGTTCTATAGGCAAAGGGCAATGCTCGTCCTTGAACACTAGCTCCAACTCCAATTCTTTCGTCTGAGCCGGACGTGGCAACAAACAAGTTTGCTACTGACGCAAAGCCTGCATTATCCACGTAGTTTTTTGTAGCAGCAATAAAACCACCATAGGTAATATCATCTTCTGGTTCCGGGTTCCTGGACAAAATTAACGGTCCGGTCATAGTACCAAATGCTGTGTTAATTGCATTACCAGCTGCTGGATCTTGTGCATTTACTCCAGCAAGAGCAATTTTGGTATCAGCATAGGCTTTGTTTGCAGCCTCGTCTGAAGTGATAGGCGTAGTAAGTTGCTGTATACGATATTGAACGCCACCAGACTGGCCTTGTAAATTTCCACCTAGTCTAGGGGCAGGATCGGCTGCTACTGTTGATCTTGTATTAGTAACTTCAATTTGATTTTCGTTAGTAAAGTTTAAACTTATACCAGTACCGGCAACTAACTGTTTAAAAATTAATCCAGATTCGTCAGCATTTACAGCTACGATTGCGTTTTCTAAACCTCTATAATAATCATCGCCTTCGCCTCCCGGAGGAGCATCTTCTAAGGTAGCAAAGCGTAGTCTGCTGCCTAGCCCTAATGCTCCATAAAGTTCGCGGAAATTGTCATTGACTTTTCTAAATGAGTCGCGAATGCTATCGCCTGTGCCGTCGTTGCCTACAACGCCGATGTCTATCGTTTTTCTTGCCATAGTAGAATCCTAAGATTTAATGCTTACTCTACTATTTAGTTTGAAAATTTTATAAGCCGAATGTAAATACAGAATGTTCCTAATGACAGAACTTGTTGAAACTCAATATGTTAGGCTGAGTAAGCTAGGCCAAGAACACGCATATAAGCGTAATAAGACCTTAGCTGTGTTTCGTTGTGACAGTTGTGATGAAATGTTTAAGCGAGATCTTAAACATATAGAAAGAAAACGACTAAGCAACAATTATTTTCATTGCTGTTCGTCCTGCGACACAAAGCGATTTGCTCAACGCAAAGGTGTTGAGCGTAAAAAGATATGGGATATGCCAGCTAGCAGTACGTTACCCGTGGGCAGGTATTAAACTCTAAACGATTCTCCACAACCACAACGATCACGTTCGTTAGGATTGAGGAATTCAAAACCTTCATTAAGTCCATTGCGAACCCAATCCATAGTTAAACCATTCAAATAAACTAAGCTTCTAGCGTCTATCAATAATATAAAATCTTGACATCCAAAATTTGTTACGCCAATTTCTGCCTCGTATTTGTCTACATATTCTATTGTGTAGGCAAGTCCGCTACAGCCAGTGGTTCTAACACCAATACGAATACCTGCGCCTTTACCTCGCTTTTTAAGTAATTGCTTGATTTTCTTTTGTGCTGTGTCGGTTACGGTAATCATTTACGGCTGCTTTAATTGCATCCTCTGCTAATATAGAACAATGTATCTTAACTGGCGGCAGTGCTAGTTCTGTGGCGATTTCGGAGTTTTTAATTGATCCTGCTTCGTCGAGTGTTTTTCCTTTGACCCACTCTGTGATGAGGCTCGAACTCGCGATAGCCGATCCGCAGCCATACGTTTTAAATTTTGCATCTGTAATAATACCTGTATCATAGTCGACCTTTATTTGTAATTTCATTACATCCCCGCAAGCAGGTGCACCAACCATACCAGTACCAATATCAGTATCACTTTTATCAAAAGATCCTACATTTCTTGGGTTTTCGTAATGATCAATTACCTTGTCCGAGTACGCCATTTATTTTCTCCCAATTAATGATCTTCCACTGATTTTCTAAGTATTTCTTTTTATCTGCTTGGTAGTCAAGAGCCCAGGCGTGTTCCCACCAATCAATTAGTAAGACAATATCATTCTTGATTTCGTGATTAACAATAGTTTTGATATCACCGTTTTTGGCAAGATAGGCCCAACCGCTGCCTTGTATGGCCATAGCTATTTTGCTAAATTCTTCTTTAAACTTATCAAAAGTTTTATAATGTTTTTCGATAAACTCCAGACTGGCATCGTAGGGTCTATTTGACCCTTCGGGTTTTTTATACTGTGCAAATAAAATGTTATGTAAAAATGCTCCTGCTTCGTTAAAATCATCATCTCCCTCGCCTTTGTTATAGCGATCAACATAGGCTTTGTACAGTGTACCGTAATGATAATCTATGGTTTGTTCAGAGACAGCAGGTTCTAATTCACTTCGATCGTAGGGCAACCGAAGATGAAACAGCTTATCTTTCTTACCTTCAATTATAAAGTTTTGAATGAATTTAAACGTCATATGTATATTTACCGCTAAATAAAATCCTAAGGAGATTAATATGCTAGGATTAATTAAGAAATTATTTGGAGCCAAAGAGGCAGCACCTGCACCCGCAGTTGAGGCACCGGCACCTTATAAAGTTGAAACGCCTGCTGTTGAAGCTGCCCCTGCTCCTGTAGTAGAGGTTGCGCCTGCTCCTGTAGAATCAGCACCGGCTGCAAAGCCAGCTAAGAAGCCTGCGGCTAAAAAGCCTGCTGCTCCAAAGAAAGAGGCTGCTCCAAAAGCAGCCCCTACTAAGTCTACAGGTACACGCAAGCCAAAAGCTAAGCCAGCTGCTTAAGACTTTGTTCGTAGAGTGCAAAGCTGGCTAGATTTTTAGCCTTGCTTTCGCACATAATGTCAAAGTTTTTACGAAAGCTCAGCGCCCATTCATTCGCTGCTGTATTCCAGTAGAAGTTTGAATGTGCTCTGAGCTTTTGTTTTTTGTAGCCTTGTGCAATCAGCGCATCAAGGGCGGGAAGGGTGTCGCTGGCATGGTCAACAACAACATCTTCCCGTGAAACACTATAATGTATAACAGGGCGCACACCACGCCAACTATCAATAATCCTTTTAACACGGTCATCATTCGGGTCAATATATTCTCCTGAGTTAATCCAATGGTGATGAATATCTAGTACTAGGGCACAATCTTTTGCTAGTTCAATACTAGAATCGATACCCCAAGTCATTTCATCGTTTTCAATCGTAATGCAATTACGGGCTTCGGGACTAAGTTTAGTCAATGCTCTGCGAATACCTTCGGGACCTTCACGGCCACTGACATGCACATTAATCTTAAAGTCCTGGAATGTCTTACCGAAGCCCATCCAGCGAGCCATATCAGTATGATATTCAAATTCTTCAATCGATCGTTCTACAATGCCTGGATTACTAGAGGCAAGCACAGTAAACTGACCAGGGTGCATACTGACCCTAACACTATTCTTGCGAGCCAAAGTTCCCACGGCTCCAAATGCTCTTTCGCAATAGGCTCGTACATCGCTACGCCGCCAAAACCCGCACCAATCCTGCTGAGTATATACAGGAAGTATATCGCTTGACAGTCGTACCATTCTAAGATCTTCATGTTGTTCTCCAACTAATTCTACAAGTTTACGAGTAGATTCAATGTTACCTACCATTAGGTCCCACAGTTTTTGCTCTGCAACCTCTTTAGTCTGTCTATTTAACCAAGCCACTGTAGTGCTACCAGTATTATACTGTTTGCAATTATCAGTCTGTTTGATACCGTCAATCTGACTAGGACCGTCGATCCACTTGCAAGCAAAGCCGATTCGTTTAATCATTAGTGTACCGCTGCTTTCTCATTTACTGTACATTCAATTACCCAATTGTTAAATTCGGTAAACTTGGTTACTTCTACACCTAACCCAACTGCTTCGTTTACAAAGTGCTTTAATAGCGCATTGTAAAGTTCGTCGGGCATGGTTTCTTTATCAAACTTGATTTTCATCTTTGGCTTTCACAGAAATTACATTGGCGATACGGAAGGAACGCCATTCCTTTTTGTCTAAACACCAAACGCTCATGATGTCTGGATTCAGTTTCTTTTCTCGTTTAGGGGCAGGAAAATCTATGGGATTATTTGTGTTAGTGATATGCACAGGAGGCGGTGGAAGCAAAGCTTCGTTAAGAGTGCAGGGCATAGAACGGACTGTGCCGTCTACTTTGGTAAATTCTACAACACACTCTCCTGTGTGTAGTAGGGCAGATAATTGGTCACGAGTAATAGTAGTCATGCTACTATTATAACAGAATTACT